AGTTGGCCAACACGAGCTCCAACGGCTACTATTGGTCCTCGTCGCCGAACTACGGAGGCAACAACAACGCGGGCAACCTCAACTTCAACTCGGGCAACGTCAACCCGCTGAACAACAACAATCGCGCCAACGGCTTCAGCGTGCGTTGCGTGCGGGACAAAGAATAACAGATAGATATGAGAGTCATAGTTACTTTTTCCGGCGGAAAAGACAGCCTTGCAGCGCTGTTGTGGACCCGCGAACATATCACCAATAATTTCACGACGGTATTCTGCGATACTGGGTGGGAACACCCACTAACCTACGAATACATCCATCGCATCGCCGACAAGCTGCATCTCGATCTGGTAACATTGAAGTCGAAGAAGTATGCAGGTATGGTCGATCTTGCACGGCAGAAAAAGCGCTGGCCCTCGACGCGGGCGCGGTTCTGCACGATAGAACTCAAAACCAAACCGACGATTGATTATGTGCTGGATGAGGTTCAGGACAATATGCTGATGATTCAGGGCATACGCGGAGCAGAATCCCCGGCACGAGCTAAGATGTCGGCCCAATGTACGTATTTCAAGTATTACTTCGAGCACTACGGTTGCGACAAAAACGGCAAGCCTAAAAAGCATACCTATCGGGGCAAGGAGGTACGAGCATTCCGGGCACAGTTCGCCGACGATCTTTTGCGTCCCGTGTTCGACTGGTCGGCCCAGCAAGTGATAGATTACATCCTCGCCGCAGGATTGGAACCGAATCCCCTCTACAAAATGGGCTATAAGCGTGTCGGGTGCTGGCCGTGCGTGATGGCGAATAAGCGGGACATCCTGAACATCGCCCGGCAATCCCCGGAGCGGATCGAGCAAATAGCCGCTTTTGAAACGGAGTTTAATTCGTCATTTTTCGCTCCGGGCATGATCCCATCCCGCGCGATCATCAGCGGTAACAAGTACCCTGACATCCGAGATGTCGTGCGCTACGTCCAATGGCAGAACGCGACGGGCTCCTTGTTCGATGACGACACGGCCACGAGTTGCATGAGTTATTATGGGTTGTGCGAATGATCATTGACAACAAAACCTTTAAAAAACATTAAACACTTTAAAGAATGAAATATGAAACGGATAATCAGACACGGCGAGCAATACGCTAATGCCATCTTTTTGAGAAAATGCTGCAATTGTGGCTGCCAGTTCGAGTTTGAGCGGAAAGACGTAGAAAAAATCTATTACGATCAGAGGGAGGGTTCGGAAATCTGGTACGTGGCCTGCCCGGAATGCGGTGATTTAACGGGATTAGATAAACCCGACCCGATAAGACACGAACAGCCGAAAGGCGAAAAACAGTGAGAATCATGCGGAAAATATATGTTTTTGCAGAAGACGAAGACGGTAATGCTTTTTATTCTCAAGTTGATGATAGAGAAGATGTTGCCACGCTTATCGCCACATTGGTGTCTCAGTATAAGCCTTTTGTCCAAATCGAATCTGTCGGGCCTATCAACATTAAATTGAAACGTAACGATCAAAAACAGGGAGAATGAAAGGGAAAATAACTATTTCAGGGAAGGTTTACGAATGCGAGGTTCGCAATGGGGTAAGGTACGTCGATGGAAAGACTGTACCAGAATTTGCGAAGACTTTATCGCCTTCCGAATTAATGGACCTCGCAATCGTCGGAGCAATGGCGGTTGACGCAGAAAAGGAAGGTCGATTTATCCCGGCGCAAGCGGTGCTCAAGGGGATTCAGAAATCTAAAACCGATAACTAACAAAAATTGTAAATCATGCGCGAAATACTTTTCAGAGGTAAACGCTTATTCACTGGCGAGTGGGTATATGGATCATACCTCCCTGACACAGACACACTTGATAAAAACACTGCTTACATTTTAACCTACGAACTTAACGATCCCGACTATGTATATGAAAAAGTCGATTTGCCCACCGTCGGCCAGTACACGGGGCGAAAAGACAAGAACGGAGAGGATGTATATGAGGCAGATATCCTTACCGACAAATTTGGAAGCATGGGGGTCGTCGAATGGAGAGACAGTGGTTTTGTCGTGAACTTCGGAGATACGGATATTTTCGATCTGTCTGATTGTTTTGGCGATTCGTATCAAATGTGGGTTGTAGGTAACATCTACGATAATGCGGACCTGATAAAAATAGACGAAATATGAAAAAGATGATGTTTAACGACCGGTACGGCCTGACGAAGGCAGTTATCAGTGGTCGAAAGACGGTGACAAGGCGGATTGTTGATCCGCAGGGTAAGTACGAAGAACTACGGTGGTGGCAGCCATGTATTGAGTTTGAAGAATGTATGTATGGCTATACCGAGAATGGAGGTTGGGAGGTAATTGAACCAAGATACAATGTTGGAGAGATCGTGGCCGTGGCTCAAAGATATGATAGCTTCTTGCACCCCAACAATGGAGTGATTGAGCACGATTATCAGACCACCGCACTTGCGTCAAAAGGTTGGGATAACAAAATGTTTGTTAAGGCTGATCTGATGCCCCACCAAATACAGATTAGAGACCTTCGGATTGAGCGGTTGCAGGATATTTCGGAGGAGGATTGCATGAAAGAGGGGGTATATCGGGATTATGGCGACACCGAGTTCCCACCACAAGAATTTTATGACTATGATTGGAATGAAGACAACGGGTTCGACACTCCCCGCGAAGCCTTCGCCTCGCTGATAGATAAGGTGTCGGGACGGGGAACGTGGGATAGAAATCCTTTTGTTTGGCGAATCGAGTTTGAACTGGTGAAGTGATGGAAACAGAATTCAAAGGCACTCCGGGGGCATGGTTTGCCACTTATGACCACGGCTCCTCAAATTGGATTATCGATGTAATCGATGATAAAGAACAACTTGTGGCGTGTGCAATTCCGGACTCTAAAATAGAGTCCGAGGCCAATGCCCTCCTGATCGCTGCCGCACCGGAAATGCTGGAAGCGTTGCAAAACCTTGTTTTCCTCCACAGTTGCGAACAGGAGGGGATTGATTCGGCTATGCCAACAAGGGGGCAATGGATGGATGCCATATCAAAGGCCGAGAAGGCAATCAATAAAGCATTGGGACGATGACGATTCTTGAAAGAGAGATACTGCGTATATCCGCAGCCGTCGAACAGGCGACGGGTTTCGGATTGGAGGATATACGAGCTCGTAGCAGGAGACTACCGGTAGTTCTGGCGCGGATCATTCTGTGCTATGAGATTCACAAACGCGGAGTGTCGGCCCGAGAGATCGGACAGGCAATTCACCGGGATCGTGCGAGTATTGGCTACCTGATCAATCGCTACCAAGCCGAATACGACACCTCCCCTATTTTCCGTGAAATGGCGATAAAAGTAAAGGATATTCTACAATGAGGCATAGGGAAAGCGATTTGCAAATAGCGTGCGTGCGGTGGTTTGCGATGCGGTATCCTCAGTATAGAGGACTGCTGTTCGCAGTTCCGAACGGCGGCTCACGGAACCGGATCGAGGCGGCGCGGATGAAAGCCGAGGGAACGGTTGCCGGGGTGAGCGATCTGATTCTGTTGGTTCCTCGCGGTCATTTCGGGGCTCTCTGCATTGAATTGAAGACAGAGACGGGCAGATTGTCGCCGGCACAGAAAGAATGGCTGAAACGGGCTGAAATGGCCGGCAATAAGTGTGTCGTAGTTCGGGATATTGAGCGATTTATTGAGAAAGTGGACGAGTATTTAGGGGTGACAAAACATATTATTTAATTCACGAGATATGACGACAATTAAACAACTGGCTGAAAGATTAGACATTGCTGAAATCAGGGTGTGGGAAATGATCCGAAAAAAGATCATAAAGTCCTCGATTTGTGCCGGTATCGTGATGGTTGACTCATCGGAAACTGAAGAGTACCTGAAAGAACACCCGGCACTGTTGGAAAAATGGCAGGAGAACTACCGACATTGTCAGACGCATAAAATAGTCTGACAAAAAAGCGGTTCATCCGAAGATTCCCCGCCCTTTGATTCCGCCAATTCAAAGATAGTAATTAAATCCCGGTATGACATGGATGGACCTAAAAAAAAACGCAGGGGAGGCGTTTATGACGACTCGGAAGTGTACATCAATTATTCCCGGAAACAGTTGATGATTATGCTGCGCCTCATGAAGAGGCGAACTGCCAAATACCGAATGGCAGACAGACGGCTCAGAAGACCTCGCAAATCAAAGCAATCGACAGATGAATGATATGAATGTTTCAGAAATGGTTGAGAATCTCGAGGCGGACCAAATCAAAAAGTTATCTTCGGAGGACATTGAGAAGCTGAGGCAAATTTTCAAGTTGATATTCGAGGCAATCGAAATGTTCGGCAGGCTGAAAGAGCAGGGCGCGATGGAGCATGTGACAATGGACGTACTGAACAAAGGCCGCGATGTTCTTGCCCAGTTCCTGAATGTGAAGGTAGACTACGAAACGGCAAAGGCCATCACTCGTAAATCCGACACGGCGTTCAATAGTAAAGTGAGTCGGTGCGGAATACCAGTCTACAAAGAGAGGCTCTATAATTTCCAGGACGTCGTCAAGATCAGAGATAAAAAGATTTGATCGACAATACGAAAGAGGCTCGCTTAATTGCGGGCCTCAATTGATTATAATCTGTCTGTTTTTTAGTGCTGCCGTTTTTATTCCTCAATTAATTTTACAAGAGTATCAACTCTCGTCTTAAATTTGCTTATTATATCAACATGTTTCTCTTGAAAACCTTTTATATTCTCTCCGCATTTGGGGCAGTAAACATTATTGACGTCACTTAGATGGCCTTGTGGGCATATATATCGTTCTTTGGCTTTAGAAATCATTCCCTTTACTTTTTCAATTCGGCCTTTATCGGGAGCTTCTTCAAATAATTCTAAAATTTCATTCATTCGGGAAATATCTTGCTTCGTGTAAAATTCTTTAGATGCGGGCAAGCAATGTATGGCTGCAATATAATCACCTTTATGCATAAGTCTCATTATTGCTTCGGGATCAAATAATCTACATGAGATAATTATATCTGATACGTTTATAATGCTGTCAGAAACCTTAGAATATAATACAGCACATGCATCTTTTTTATCAATGGAGCTAAAATATGATTCAATAAAGCGAATGATCAATTCCTGACCACTGGTTAAAGACGTTGGTATGACAGACTTTGCTTTTAAATACATGTCCAGTAATTCATTGGCAATCCCATTTATAGGATTGTTTAATAAAAATTGCCATTGACTTTCATTTATTCTATTACCTTTTTGTACTTGATTTATAATTCGATTTTTGATTATTGCCTGTTCCAATGCTTCTTCTGATATAACACTTTCGCTTCGTTCTTCGACTAATTTCATATTGTCAGCTTCTACTATAACAGCTGTTCCAATAGCCGACATCATAAACATAGACATATTCTTTCCAGATATTTCATCAAAGTCTATTTTTACTCCAATGACTGCATTTGCCCCTAATGATATAGCTTTATGCTGCAAATCATCAATAGCTATTTTATAGATTTCTTGCATTTTCTTTTGGTATGTTTTAGACTGACCTCCGAAAATGTCTGTTAACGATGCCTTGAAATCGGAGAATAAATTGGTTCCTAATACAATATTGGTAGATACTAAATCTATATATTTCAATATCTTTCCGTTTATTGTGTCTGTTGTTGTGGTTAATATCTTTTTCATTTTAATTTATTTTGTTTGAGCTTTTAATGTTTATAATGCAATATCAAAAAAATAATTGGCTTTTCAAATGATATTGCATTTTATTGCGCGACATACACGCAATGTGAGATTTTTGTTTTTCAGATTTTATAGTTACATTTGTAGTGCTATTCATTTGACAGGCGTGCGAAGGCTCGCCATTATGCGCGGGCATTTTTTGTGCTTGTTTTAAAAATATACGGTTACGTACCCCCGTGTGATGTGGTTAATGCCCTCACTGCCTGTCAAGGTGAATAGCAACGGGAAAGGCGTAACCGTTTTTGATTTTACGCCTACAAAAGCTATTCATAATGAAAACAAACCATTCAAAATCAACGACTCGAGATTCTCTTGTCAGAGAAATTGAGACTTTACGCGCTCTCGTTGCTGAGCTTCAGAGCAAACTAAACGAGAGCGATACGATTGCTCGCTTTTTCATGGGTCGCACTGAGTACTGGGAAAATGATATTTAATCACTTTTTTGGTAATTAAAAAAAATTGCTATATTTGTAATGCTAAAATCATTCAAGCGGTACAGATGCCGCTGACTTCATGTCAGCGTTTTTTGTGCCACCATATTAGGTAAAGAAATTTACTGCGCCGGGTCGAGGAGTAGAAATACCCTCGGAGTTTCAGCTTGAATGAACTTTAGCAACCCGTAGCGCAGTTTTTTATTGCTAAAATCATTCAAGCTATGTCAAACGTATCAAAATCTGCTAATCGCGATTCTCTCATTAGAGAAATTGCGACATTACGCACCCTTATCACCGAGCTACAAGGTAAACTAAATGAGAGCAGTACTATTGCTCGTTTTTTCAAAGAACGTACTGAATACTGGGAGAACGCCTATAATGAGGCAATGCACAAGTATTGGGACATCCTCGAAGAGAATGCCGGCAATAAAGAGCGGTTAAGGTGTTTGTTATCGTTCGATCAGCGTAAATCTTCAATTGACCCGCAAGCACTTCGTAACCGCTCCAAAGTATTTACCCTTTCAAAGTAGGTAGGCCATGAATAGCGTCCAAATTTTCAATAATGAGCGATTCGGACGGGTTCGAGTTGCTATGACCGGCGACAAGCCTATGTTTTGGGCAAATGATGTTGCGAAAGCTCTTGGATATGCCAACCCTCGTGATGCTATTTCCAAGCATTGTAAGGGTGTCGTAAAACGCGACACCCCTACTACAAGCGGGAACCAGCAAGTGTCTTATATTCCCGAATCCGACGTGTACCGTCTCGTCATGCGCTCGAAGCTTCCGCAAGCGGAACAGTTTCAGGATTGGGTATGTGACGAAGTGTTGCCGGCGATTCGCAAAACTGGCGGCTACATGGTGGCCAAAGTGGACGATACACCTGAGATGATTATGGCAAGAGCCGTGCTGGTTGCCAATGAGACGATAAATCGACAAAAACAACAGCTTGAGCAGGCCGAGAAAAAAGTAGCTGCTCTTACACCTAAAGCGGAACTGATGGATAAAGTTCTCGACACAGATCAGAAGATCGATGTCGGGCAGTCGGCCAAGATACTCGGATTACCATTCGGTTGTAATACTCTTTTTCAAAAGCTGCGCGAGAAAGGCATATTCTTTTGCAATCGGAACGAGCCTAAGCAGGAGTATATCAACAGAGGATATTTCGAACTCAAGGAAAAGTTTATCGAGCGAAATAGTCACGACGGATTTACAGTCATTAAAGTTTTGGTGACTCAAAAGGGTCTCGATTTCATTGCCCGACTGTTCGAAGTCGTGCCTTCGGTCAAACGTCAAGCTCCTATTCAATGACTTCTTACCGATTCACGGCCGAAGAAGTCGTGAGACGACTTCTCGAAGACGATCAATTTAGAAAGGATATGCTCAAATTGCTTGCTGCAATGGGCATTCTGTTATCCGCAAGTAAGCATAAAGGAAGTTAGGAAGGTTTTTCCCGCATTTGTATATTGCAAATGCGGGAAAATATTTTATTGTTTTTGGAATTATCAATTTGTACATTTGCGAAAGCGTTATTATCAATCGAAAATTGAGCTATCATGATCGAGATAGTAAAAAGCATTTTACATCAACCGGCAGGGTCGTTTGCATTTGTTTTCGGACTACTTTTTTTGGCAGGATGGTTGATACATTATGTAACCAAATTCACAACGAAATGGAGATGTGATCTCAATTCATCGGCTGATAAAGTGGGCAAAGTGGAAAATAACATTGATTCGATCAAGGCAGACATAAGTTATATCAAGGGAATGATCGGTATATTGCAGTCAGGGGTAGGAACGCCCCTGACTCAATCTCATAGCCCGATCAGTTTAACAGAGGCAGGAAAGCAATTGGCTCTCGAAATAGGAGTTCAAGAAATGATAGCCAATAATTGGGAACATATAAATGCCTTGATTAGAGAAAGTACAAAATCGAAAAATGCTTATGATATTCAGCAATTTTGTATTGAAACAGCAACTATATCCTGCGAAAAAATGTTTACTGCGGAGGACGTGTCGAAACTTAAAAATTTCGCATTCAATGCTGGAAAGCCTTTGGCATACTATGGAAGTATGATAGGTGTTATTATTCGTGATAAGTATTTTGCTGAGAATGGGATTCTTGTTTCGGAGGTAGACAGGCATGACCCTAATAGGCAAGAGCGAAAATAACAAAGCTGTATTTCGCAGAATGAATGTTATAAGGAGAAGGGTGTAAGCCCTTCTCTTTTTGTATAATATCGCTATCTTTACGGCATGGAATTACAATCTATTCAGAGTAAAATCTACGAAATACGGGGCCAGCGGGTAATGCTGGATTTCGATTTGGCGGAACTCTACGGGGTGGAAACAAAGCGATTGAAAGAGGCTGTAAGGCGCAATATTGAGCGTTTCGAGGGCGAGGATTTTATGTTTGAACTCTCGGACACTGAGTATAACACATTGAAAGACAGGTTAAGGTCGCAAATTGCGTCCTTAGAAATCGATGGGCGTGGCAAGTATCCGAAATATCCACCGTTTGCCTTTACCGAAATGGGCGTCGCAATGTTGTCGAGCGTTCTGCGCAGCGAGACGGCCATACGAGTGAATAGGGCGATTATGCGGGCGTTTGTAGCGATGCGTAATTACATTACCACCACGACGCAGATAACGGCTGAACTATCCGAAATTCGGGCGAAACTGGCCCTGCTGGAGAGGGCGGATGCCGAGAATGCCGAGGCGGTCAGCGATCTGTCGGAGGATATGCGGAAAGAGTTGGACAATATTTACCAAGCTATCGCAGCTTTGTCAATACATCCGCAGCGGACAAGAAACCCTATCGGATATAAAAAGCCCGAGAAGGAATAGGAATCATTATTTTGTGATATTATCCTGCTCGCGTTCTTCTAATGCTGACCAGTCGAATATCCCTAATATTTTGGCGTTGGCTTCCCAAATGAGGCTATAATCCCTCTCGACATAGATGTCTGTAATTCTCATGCGGTCATCCACATGATTCAGCCCCTCATGAATAGTATATTTATCGATATTCAGGGCTTTGGATCGGCCAATAGTCGCCCAAGAGTGGCGGGCGGCGTAGAAAGTGATATGTTTCTCCGGCTTTATGGCTGCTTCTATTTGCCGCAAGCCTGTGTTTAGCGCGATTGAGAAAGAGTTGAGCGTAGAATAATGCTTATCGAAGCAGAAAAGCCTATCTCCTTCTTTAGATATGTATTTCTGAGCTAAAGGCCAGATACATGGCTCGATCTTGATTTTGGTTTCGGCCTCGTCGGCCCGCCGTGTACGTGTCTTTTGCCGTTTGTAGGTAATGATTCGCTCTTTCCTGTCAAAATCGGAAGCCTTGCAGTCGAAAAGATCGGCAGAGTTCATGCCGGCGAGGGCGAACGACAGGAGGAAACAATCTCGGGCAAAATCTCGTCTCGTAAAATCGGCTATGTCGCCGGTCTTACGATCCGCATCAGGCAAATCGATAATTGCCTGTATGGTCTCAGGCTGTAATGCACGCTTTTTGGGGGTAGGGGGGCGTTTTACCGCGTATTTTCTAAAAGGTGATTGCGGAATGCGGATGATACCTGAATCTTCGTCGTTAAATTCCTTTTTAGCTTCATTGTGTATGTGCCTGATGTTGGCCATATACAAAGAAAGCGCCCGACCGTTCGATTTCGACCGGCTTGTTTTCTCTACTCGTTTTTGGCGATCATACCTCATGACTGGCTCGTGGGCAAGAAACGCTTCGAAATCGGAAAGAAACTTGGCC